TCACTCTCGCTGGCAGCAAAGGCGGCGCGTCCAAGCCCCGTCCCTCCGTGGAGGCGCCAGACAGCCTGCAAAGTACGGCCTATGCCCGTATCCTCGATCTCGTCAGCGAAGGCGAGATTGTCGGTTTGAAAAACGATAAGCGCTCGGTGTTTCTCGACGAGACCCCGCTGGCCAACGCCGATGGCAGCCTCAACTTCAGTGGCGTGACCCTCGACACCCGCAATGGCAGCCAGGACCAGTCACACATACCTGGCTTCCCGGCGGTGGAAAACGAAAGCCCGGTGTCGATCGAGCTGCGCAGCGATCAGCCCTGGACCAAGTCCTATTCCAACCTGCAACTGTCGGCGGTACGGGTTCGCCTGGCCGTGACGCGCCTGTCGCAGACCAACACCAGCAACGGCGACACCAACGGTTATACCGTGCAGTACGCCATTGACCTGTCCACCGACGGCGGCGCATTTACAGAGGTGCTGGCCGCCGCGTTCAGTGGCAAAACCACCACCAAGTACGAACGTTCCCACCGTGTCGACTTGCCACCCGCGAAAGTCGGCTGGACCTTGCGCGTGCGCCGTATCACGCCGAACTCCACCAGTGGCACGATTGCCGATACCACCACCGTGGAATCGTCCACCGAGGTGATTGACGCCAAGCTGCGCTACCCGGGCTCGGCGCTGATCGGCCTGCAATTCGATGCCGCGCAATTTCAGTCGATCCCCTCGCGCTCCTTCGAACTGCGCGGGCGCATCATCAAGGTGCCAAATAACTACGACCCGCAAACCCGCACCTACAGCGGTGTATGGGACGGTACGTTCAAATCGGCCTGGACCGACAACCCGGCGTGGATCTACTACGACCTGCTATTGCACCAACGCTATGGCCTGGGCCACCTGCTCAACGCCGGCCAAGTGGATAAGTGGGAGCTTTACCGCATCGGCCAGTACTGCGACCAGCCGGTGTCCGACGGCAAGGGCGGCACCGAACCGCGCTTCACCTGCAACCTGTACCTGTCGGTGCGTGCCGATGCACTGAAGGTGCTGCAAGACTTGGCGACTACCTTCCGGGGCATGGCCTATTGGGGCGCGGGTTCCGTGATGGCGGTGGCGGATATGCCGGAAGACCCGGTGTACACCTACTCCAACGCCAACGTGATCGGCGGCCAGTTCATCTACGGCGGTTCGGCGAAAAAGACCCGCTACACCGTTGCCCTGGTCAGTTGGAACGACCCGACGGATTTCTATCGCCAGAAGGTGCAATACGTTGACGACGCCGAAGGTATCGCGCGCTATGGCATCCAGCAAACCGAAATCAGCGCCACCGGCTGCACCTCGCAGGCGCAAGCCCAGCGCATCGGCAAATGGGCATTGCTGACCAACCGCCTGGAAACCGAAAGCGTGACCTTCGCGGTCGGCCTCGACGGCACCCTGGCGCGGCCCGGCCAGATCATCCGCGTGGCCGACAACGACCGCGCCGGCCGCCGCATTGGCGGGCGCCTGCGTGCCGCCACCCTCGACACCCTCACCCTGGATGCTGAAGTCACCGCCACTGCCGGCGACACCATCACCCTGGTGATGCCCAACGGCAAGGCTGTGTCCCGAGAGGTCAAATCCGTCAGCGCCGCAGGCGCGGATGAGCAGTTGGTTACGCTGCAAACCAAGCTCGACGACATGCCGCCGGCTCAATCGATCTGGGCTATCGACTCCGCGACCCTGGCTTCGCAACAGTTCCGCGTACTGTCGATCTCCGAAGACTTCTCGGATAACGAAATCAAATACAGCCTCAGCGCGGTCAAGCACGTACCGAGCAAATTTGCCGCCATCGACAACGGCGCCAAAATCGACAGCCCACCGATCACCGTAATCCCACCGAGCGTGCAAGCGGCGCCGACCGGCGTGATGGTCAGCAATGACCATTTCGTCGAGCAAGGCAGCGCGGTCAATGTCATGACCATCGAGTGGCAGCGAGTGGCCAATGCCATTGCGTACGAGGCTTACTGGCGCAAGAACGACGGTGAATGGGTCTACGCAGGCCGCACGGGCGGCGGTTCTATCGAAGTGTCCGGCATTTATGCCGGGCGTTATGTGGCCAAGGTACGGGCGATCAACGCGCTGGATATCGGCTCCCTGTATAGCGAGTCTGTAGAGACTGTACTTAACGGCAAGACCACATTGCCGCCGACCGTGGCAGCGCTGACGACGGAGTCGTTGGTGTTTGCGATCAAGGTGAAATGGCAGATTCCGCAGGGAGTGAGCACGGCGGATTTGCAGCGTACGGAAATCTGGTACGGGAAGATCTCCGACTTGGCGCAAGCGACCAAGCTCGGGGATTACGCGTTCCCGCAGACCGATTTGACCATGATGGGGCTGGCGGCGGGGGCGTCGTTGTTTTTCTGGGCGCGGCTGGTGGATCGTACGGGGAATATCGGGCCTTGGTTTCCAAACGGATCGGGCGTCAACGGGCAAGCGAGTTCGGATGCATCTCCGATCCTGGATCTGATCGCCGGGCAAATCAGCGAGACGGAACTGGGTAAGCACTTGCTCGACCGTATCGAGCTGATTGATGGATCGGGCGCGGGTTCGGTCAACGACCGATTGGACAATACCCGTAAAGAACTGCAAGCACTGGTTGATCAAGTCACGGATGCGTTGCTGTACGACGCGGCCAGGGCATATGCCAGTGGCGAGTTTGTACGCCAGGAGAATCATCTTTACCAAGCTATCCAGGCAGTACCGGCTAACAGCCCACCGCCTAACGCGGCTTATTGGCTGGACATTGGCTCCCTTGTGCAAACCAGCAATGCATTGGCGTTGCAGATCCAGCAGAACAAAACGGCGATCGAGACTGTGGACGGCAAGGTCACCAGCACTGCCCAGAAAACCGACGGGGTGTATGCCCAGGTCAACCCGAAGATGGCAGGGGATGAGCAAACCTCATTTGCGGGTGATGACGTTTCCATGGCTGGCACCTGGTCGGTGATGTCAGCGATTGTCGAGGGTGATATTGCTCAGGCGATGAAGACCGATGCGTTGGAGGTGAGGGTCAGTCAGAACCAGGCCAGTATTACCAACGTAGACAGCGCTTCTGCTTCCCGGGATGAGGCCCTTGCCCAGCGGGTTACGCGGCTGGATGCAAGGGTCAGTCAGAACCAGGCCAGTATCACCAACGTAGACAGCGCTTCAGCTTCCCGGGATGAGGCCCTTGCCCAGCGGGTTACGCAGCTGGATGTAAAGGTCAATAACAACTCGGCGTCGATTGATACGCGACTGACGACCTTGGCCACTGCGGACAAAACGCTGGCCCAAAGTATTGAAACGGTGCAGACCAAAGTTAACCAACAGTCAGTGAGTATCCAGACCAATGCCTCGGCGATTGCGGATACCAATGGGAAGTTGGCGGCGAATTGGTCAGTGCGGATGCAGGTTGCCGCAGGCGGAGGGTACAAGTTCGCCGGTATTGGGTTGGGTATCGAGAATGGTCCAGGTGGGTTGCAAAGTCAGTTTCTGATTTCGGCGGATCAGTTTGCGATTTATAACGAAAATACGCCGGGTATGCCTTCGACACCGTTCGCGGTTAGAGGTGCTGAAACATTTATCGATAGTGCGTTTATTCAAAATGGCACGATCACCAACGCCAAAATTGGCAGCACTATTCAATCTGATGCACTGGGAGTCAATGGGAAACCAGTGTGGATTTTGGACAAGTCAGGGTTGTTTGAACTCAATAGTTCCGGGCCAGGAGGGCGCCGTGAAGTTCGACCAAACGTTGACAAAATTTACGATGCTGAAGGAAATCTAAGGATAAAAATTGGAGATCTCAACTCATGACGCATGGTATCCAGTTTTATGATGATCAAGGAGGCGAAACCTTAGGGCTTAATTCAAAAACCATGAGAGCAGTTTCCCTTGTTCATGGACAGGGCTTGCCAACGAATGGTGCAATGGTAGCACTTCCAAAGTTTGATCCTCTAAAGGGAGTGGTTATGGTGGAGGCTTATGGCATAGAACAAACCATAATGCCGGGCTACTCCATTGTGGGTGCCTATCCAAATGCAAGTTTAAAATTCGATGTGCTGAATGCGGAATGGGCAGCTGCTTTCGCCGCGCAGTATGCGAATCAGCAATATTCGATTATGGCGGTGCACTATAAATGAGCTATGGAATACTATGTGTTGGTAACGAAGGTCAGACGATCATCGATGATGAAAACTCTCTATTTCATGTCATCTCATCAGGAAGCTATGCCGCTGCTGCACCCAATATTCAAGGGTGTTGGATCTATGTGACTTACACAGCGACGATAAGTTCGCCCAGACCACCGCTGGTATTTATTTCGCCGGACGGTGCGGGTGTTTATTTTCCGATTGTGCATACGGGCGCTGCTGGATCATGGACGGGTTTTTCGGTTTACTTTGCTGGCAATTACCCAACTGTAGGTCTCGCCTACACTGGGAAATACTGCGCCTGTGTCGCTCATCCACCGGCAACAAGTGGTTATGGGTTCCAGATTTTTGATAAAAGTGGTCAGGTGGTGTTTGACAGCAATTACAAAATAATGAGTTTTGTAGGCGGGGTTCAGGATTGGGTCCCCCATGACTATCTGGATATGAACTTTTTCTTTCGAGTGTGGACGTATAGCCTGCCTTGGACCTACGGTAAGAATTCATATTTTTTAATGAATATGTTTCGGCAGGACTTTTTGTCTGGGTTGAGTTTGTCATCAGTGACTGTAGGGTTCCCCAATGCATCGAGAGGAACTATTGAATTATCCATTGTGACCGGTAAAACGGCTGCGCCGAAGGTAAATTGGCCGCTGCTCGTCGGTATCCCTTAATCCTATGAAGCTGATTTTTAGTGCGAGTCCCCCTGTAGATATTTATGTGTGCGACGAGTGCTGAAGGTTCTTAGATCTATTAGCGGAAGGAAAAAATGGCACGACAAGAAATTGAACTAGGTACAAAACCCGCGGGCATCGGCGGGGATACCCCCCGCAGTGCTAATTTAAAAATCAACGCAATGACTCAAGAGCTGTATAGCCGGATGGATGCACTTGGCTCAGCGGCTTCCGGTATATTGACTACAAGTGCCGATGATCATACTCCAGGCCGAGTCGTTCGCGTGGGTGATTTTGGTGTGGGTGCCTACAATCCCCTCCCGGAGGCGGATCTTGATGGTGTGCGCAAAGCTGGCACCTATTACTCAATATCCGGCTTGCATACCCCCACCGGCCAAAACGGTTGGTTGACCGTCAATGAGGCCGGGGCCGGTTACACCATGCAAGAGTACTTCGTCGTCAACGACGCTTCTAAGTGGATCCGCGTGGAGGTCGTGGGCGTTTGGCAACCCTGGCAAAAAGTCCTCACCGACGGCCCGGGCCTGGCCTCCACCCAGCAGCGGTTGGGCCTCAAGTCACGTGCCTTTCAGGCCGATGGTGAGCGGGTATTGGGGCAGAACACTACGGAGGCGGGGAAGGCCAATGGCTCGCTGGTTTCCTCGCTCACAATCCATACCGCCATCCGCTATACCGAGAGCGAATCGCCGTTGATTCGGTGTGTGGGCTGCATAAACGGCTACACGTCGCCGTTTACGCTCGACTTGTCCTGGTACTACTACCAGGGCTCGTTCAGTTCTGGCGTTGCGTTGTTGAATGCGGCATCCCCGGCCATTGGCAACTTGCAAGGCGGACCCTCGTTGAAAGTCCGCGTGTACCGTCGTTCAGAGACCGGCCTGATGTCCATCTACATCGGTTTTCCCGGAGTGGTCTATCTGCCCCGGTTTGCGATGTACTCAATTCAGACCGGCGCCCTTGAAGTGCCAGCAACCTTCGCATCGAACTGGCTCACGGAAGTGGACATTGCGCCGCCTACGTCGGACATGAACGTGGGCGTGTTGAATGTCATCACCACTCTGAACACGGCCAACTGCGCAAAGCAGGCTGATGGCTCGATAAAGGCGATTTGAAAATGAGAGCAGTCATTGAACTACGTGGGGCCGAGGGCGCTTGTACGGTTGTTCCGTTCAGCAGTCAAAAAGTCACTTCGAAACGAAAGGCTCAGGGTGTTTATGAAGTACGCGGTACGTTAGGACTTATCCCGCTTGCGCCTGAAGGAAGTGGATGGGGATACAGCATGGGCGTGGGCGAGAAAGAGGTGTTAGCAGTGATTACGTATTCCAGGAAAGTCATGACCATCAAATTGCAAAAAGATGGGCAACCCTATGAGTTGGTTGGGGGCATTTCTCTGCACTGTGAAATTGCAGACTCCGTTGCGGTGTTGCTGCCTGCATTTTGATTGAATCAACGGTGTCTTTTATACCGCCTTCGTGCGGCTTTTTTTTGCCTGTTTTTTGGGAGACTCAAATGGCACGACTGGAAATAGATCTAGGTACTCGGCCCAGTGGGGTAGGCGGTGACACGCCTCGCAGTGCAATGGTCAAACTCAATGCAATGACCGAAGAATTATACAAAGGGGATGCGCTGTCCAAGGCAAGCGGATGGGGGGCAAGTGCTCCTATTGCTATGAAGCCTTCGGACAGTGCCGATGCCTTACCGGCAATCAACGGTCTATTCATGTTCGGCAACGGCGGGGCTTCACTGCCATCGAGCTATGTTTTTATCATTCAAACCGTTAGTAGTGCCGGTGGGGGCTATGTACGACAAGTCGCTTTCGATCTGCTCAGTGAGCGGGAGTGGAGCCGGCAATTTGCTCAAGGAGCAATTGCTAAACCTTGGCAAAGTGGTGTTTACGGTGAATTGGATATTAACTCTGCACTGACACTGCGTCATCGCCTCAAAACCTTTAATCCCTATACCTATATTGCTGATATCGATGATGTGACTGCAGCTCAAGTTCCTGGGTATGGGTATGTTTCTCTCAATACGAAAGGCACAATACCTCCGGGTTATGCATATGGCGTAGTCAATACGGTTTTGAATCCGAGCGATCAGGTCTTTCAGGACTTTGTAGGTTTGACAGGTCTTCCAGGCGCTACCCAGAACGCTTTTAGGCGGACCGGTTATGGCACTGGCGAGACTCGCTGGGGCCCTTGGCGACTGATCATGGACAGTGCCAGTGCGCTGCAACCAGTGAATGAAAGTGAGCGCAGCGGGTTGATGGATGTGACCATCATGAACGGCAACGCTGCGGTATGGCGCTACAAGAACGGGAAAGCCGTCATCAATATCTGGACCGGCACCAGTGTATCTCTACAGCCGGGTGACATCATCAGCCAAGTCGTTGCACTGCCCATCCAAATTGTCGATGCGCGTTTCGCTGTGTGCGACGTTAACTTTCAACCCACTATCAGCTATGACCATTATGGAATCAATACGAAGTGGGTCAACGGTGACGGTACCTCGGTAGGTTTTACTTGCCGTAACGGTGCGACGGCACAGCAATTTACAAACTTCAAGGTACAGGTAGTGGGAGCGTGGAAGTGATCATTATCAAATTATTTGCTGTGCTGATGGATGGTGAGTTGACTGCGAGTCTCAAGGGTGAACGCCTGACCGTTGGAGAAGATGTCTTGGACCTGTCCATGATCCCGGACGGTTACCAAGTCCATTCGAACGATATCGAGTGTAAATGGTTGGCGCCCATGTCGGTGATTGAGCGCAATAACGGAGTGTTGAGCTTGACCCTGAAGTTGCCAGTAACCCCGGACTCGCCTGAGTCGATGCGCAATCCGGAACCGCTGGCTGTTACGCGAGACGGGCCAGTCTCTATTCCCCGTGCACCGGTTGTCGCCCTCTCGGTTATCAAACCCATCGAGGTTGAAGTATGAGTCTGATAAAACTTGATGCCATTCAGAAGATTGGGAGTGTTGCAGAGGATCGCGAGTTGGCCAGAATGAAGGCGGTGGCTTATTTACAATCAACCGACTGGCAGGTAATCGCCAAGTATGAGCGTGATCGGCCAATCCCTCATGAGGTCACACTGAAACGCAAGGCCGCTTTGAATATCGTCAACGATGTGCCTGATGCACAAAACTGACTGCAAGCGGGGGCGCGTATTTATCATCTGGAGCAACTCATGCCGATGACACAGCAGCAGCTACTGCAGATCCTCCCTGACGCCGGCCGAAAAGCCGGCGTTTTTATTCCTGTATTGAACAGCTCAATGGGTAAATATGGCGTTGTCACCCCGCTGCGCATTGCTGCCTTTATTGCTCAAGTTGGACATGAGTCCGGTCAGTTACGTTGGTTGAAAGAACTTTGGGGGCCGACAGTTCAGCAGGCGAAGTATGAGGGGCGGGCTGATCTGGGCAATTCGGTTGTGGGAGACGGTTTCAAGTTTCGCGGACGAGGCTTGATACAGGTCACAGGGCGAACTAATTACGCTAACTGTGGCAAGGCGCTCGACCTGGATTTACTCGAGCATCCGGAGCTTTTAGAGATACCCCGATGGGCCTGCGAATCCGCAGCCTGGTTCTGGCAAAGCAACGGCCTCAACGAACTTGCCGACAAAGGCCAGTTCACCACCATCACCCGCCGCATCAACGGCGGCCTCAATGGCCTGGACGCCCGTTTGCAATTGTGGGCGCGGGCGAAGGCGGTGCTATGCGTTTCCTAGGCGCGTTTGGCTTGATCGGTGTGTGTCTGCTCATGGCGCTTGTGTGGCAGGTGCAGGCATGGCGATACGGGGCGCAGTTGGAGCTGCAATCAGTCCGACATGCACAGGCGCTCAGCCAGCAAAACCAGGCAATCCTCCACCAGCAACAGGCCGAACAGACCAAACGCCAGGCCCTTGAACAACAGCTCTCTACTAGTGACCATCAATACATTCAGGAATTGAACGATGCCCAACGCAACCAAGCTGCTCTGCGCGACCGCCTGTCCACTGCTGATGTGCGGCTGTCAGTCCTTCTCGCCACCGTCGCCAGTGGCTGCACAGTGCCTGCCGCCCCCAGCGCCGGCGGCGTGGTTCATGCAGCCTCGCGAGCCCGACTTGACCCGGCGCATGCTCAGCGAATTATCCGCATCACCGACGACGGCGATAACGCCCTGATCGCCTTGCGTGCTTGCCAGGCCTACGTGCAGGCCGTCGCGCATTAGTCTCTTGATGCACTCTGTGTCTTGCATGGTCGATGGGCTCCTGTAGGGTAGGCAAACCCCCGCCCATTCTTGGAGACGACCGTGAAGGAAATCACTCAACTGGCTGCCGAACTGGGGCGCCGTTTGCAGGTGCTCAGTGCCCACGTCACCACTGCCGAGTCCTGTACCGGCGGCGGTATTGCCGAAGCCATCACGCGGATCCCGGGCAGTTCGGCCTGGTTCGAGGCGGGCTATGTCACTTATTCCAACCGGCAGAAGACCCGGCAACTGAATGTGCCGGAAAAGCTGTTTGCCAAAGTCGGGGCCGTCAGCCAGGAAGTGGTGGAAGCGATGGCCCGCGGCGCGCAGGAAAAAAGCCTGGCGCGGTTTGCCGTGGCGGTCAGTGGGGTCGCGGGCCCCGATGGCGGTTCGCCGGACAAGCCGGTGGGTACCGTTTGGCTGGCCTTTGCCGTGGGCGACGAAATTACGGCCGAGCTTGCGCACTTCCCCGGCAACCGCGACGAGGTCCGCCGACAAACGGTAAAAGCCGCG